CTTGATAGCAATCATTCATATGAACACGTTCAGCAAGAACTGCCAAAGTACTGGAAGTATCTAAAGAAGGGTGGTATGTTCTGTGGTGATAATATAGAGCAGGCTGGTATGCGTAAAGCACTAGATGAATTCTGTGAAAGCAACGGGTTATCATATAAAGAAGAAGCGTATAAAAAAGCTGCTAAGAGTGGAATTGATGTGCTAGAATGGTGGCTGATAAAATGAGTGATATATACTACTCAACTACAGACGGTAGCCCAATTTGTAAAGATTGCATACATAAACCAGCTAATTTATTTACTCATTGTGCTCTTAGTACGCAGACACATAGTTCTAGTTGTTATCCCACAGCTTGTATAAATTACGAAAGAAGTAATGTAAATAAATGTACCTGTTGGAGATGTCTTGGTTTAGAGTCTGACCCATACGAATGAAACAAAGAATTAATGATAGATGAACCTTATGTATTCACTGATAAGCAAAACATAGCATACGACCTCTTATGCAATGATGACTATATCTATTATCTATTCGATGGACCCAGTAGATGTGGCAAGACCTTTGATATAATAGCGTATATTGTAGATTACCTAGAGAAATACCCAGGTGCTAATGCTTTAATCGGAAGGTATTATCTGGCTAATGCTAAAAAATCTGTATGGAAACAAACATTGATTCCGTATATAAAAGCTACGATGAGTAAAAGCCTATATAAAATAGTTCAATCTAATCAGGATTTCATAGTTACATTTCACAACGGATCAACTATTGTATTAGGTGGTTTGGAAAAAGGTGACCAACTGGATAAGGTTATGGGTACTGAATGGGCAATCATATTTATTAATGAAGTGGTAGAAGACCCATACGATACATATCAAGCTATGAAGAGTAGACTACAGCATAAATCATATCCATTAAAATTCATAACAGATACTAATCCAAAGAATCCATCACACTGGGTTTATAAGCAATTCATAAAAGGTATTAATCCAGAGACAGGCGAAAAGGTTGATTTAAGTACACAATGCCGGTTATCTTGGACTATGGAGGATAACGTAAAGAACTTATCACCTAGATACTTCGAGATAATGAAGTCAATGACAGGTGTAAGAGGTAAGCGTTTGAGAGATGGTATTTGGTGTGAGGTGTCAGAGGGTACTGTATACGAGTTTAATAGAGATGTCAGTCTATTACCAGAACCGATTAGTCCAGTGCCAGAATCAGAGAAGTGGTGTGGTTGGGATTTTGGTATAGCAGCAGATACAGCACTGATATTCTTTCAAGTACACTATTTCCATCCAACACCCGAAAACAAACTAGGCTTAATAATAAGCATATTCGATGAATATCGTAACAATGAAAAAGATTATAAATACTATGCTGATGTTGTGAAAGCCAAGGGTTACCAAAACTTACAGCACGCTGGTGATCCTGCAGGCGTTGCCAGAGATGCACAATTAAAGAGTTGGTTCAGCTTACTGAAAACAGAGGGTATACATCTACAGAAGCCAAGTAAACGATTATCTGTAGCCGATATGATACATAACGTTAATCAATATATGCCGTATATCCGTATAAATGAAACACAGTGCCCTTATATGGTAGAGGTATTTGAAAACTGGACATATAAGAAGGATAAGGACGGAAAGACGATAGATGGCTCATTACCCGAACATAACGATTATTCACATCTTGCAACAGCTTTCTATTACGCAATCAGCAATTGTTTCCCTATAAAGCGAAATCGTGAACAGATACAGATATATTAATCTCTTGATATAATATGGTAGTCATTGTACAATAGACTAGAGGAATGATTATGATTAAATTACACAATATAGATAATATGAAATATATGGCTGAGTGTGATGATAACGCATTTGACTTGGCTATTGTTGATCCGCCATATGGGATAAATGCAGATGGTGGAGTCGGGAGCAGTAATTTGGGTGAATCCAAAAAATATAAAAGCAAATGGGATGACTCAATACCTGAAAAAAGATATTTTCAGGAGATAAAGAGAGTATCAAAAAATCAAATTATTTGGGGAGGAAATTATTTTATAGACCATCTAAATAATACTTCATGTTTTATTGTTTGGGATAAAGACAATACTGGAAATTTCGCTGACTGTGAATTGGCATGGGCGTCTTTTGATACTGCAGTAAGAAAATTTAAACATAGGTGGAATGGTATGTTACAGGAGGATATGAAAAACAAAGAAACCAGAATCCATCCAACACAAAAACCAGTTGCCCTCTATAAATGGCTATTAAAGAATTATGCCAAAGAAGGTGATATAATTCTTGATACACATCTCGGCTCTGGAAGCATTGCAATAGCTTGTCATGATATGGGTTTTGATTTAGTCGGCTGTGAACTTGATAAAGATTACTATGATGGTGCTAAAAAGCGATTGAAAAACCATACAGATCAAAATACATTCTTTTAATACTGTCAACTTTAATTGACATAATCCCATATTTAGTATATAATTACAAGTGAGTCGGGTACTCTCATTAACTAATGGAGTCACTATGCATTCAAATCAGCTTTCATCAGATGAGATAATAAAACTTATAGAAGACCAAACAGATACCACAATCAAGATAGGTGTCCGAGAATTAATAGATATATACAAAGATAATTGGCAGGACATAATAGAATCAGAACTAAGATGTCAGTTTTCTACCGACACTCTGGCAACATTAATGCCACTTACAACACAAGAACTCAACCTACTAAAGAGAGTCGTAAATGAAACATCTCTTGTATACAAAACACCTGCTGAACGTGTAGCTGTTATCGATAACGGTACTGAAAAGCCTACAGTTGACAAGAATTACGAAAAGGCTATCGCAGATAGCAATCTTGATTTGACTATGCGAACATCCAATAAATACACTAACTTGCTAAATCATACATTAATCAAGGTCGTATATCGAGACAAGAAACTTGATTATGATATATTGACATTTGATAACTGTGAGATAATCACACATCCAGACGATTGGAAAATGATTGTTGGTATCAAGTATTATATCGGACTGCAATTACCAATGTCATACGGTGCTGATTCTAATAATACGGCTGACAAGAAAGCACAACCATATGGCGGTAGTAGCTCTGATTTTATGGATAAAGAATATACTAAAAGCAAGCTATACATATTAGCTGATTTTGAATATGAAGATGAAGGCGAAATGATTATCGTTAAGCAAGGTAAAATATATACCTATGTTAAGTCTGGGAAAGGTGAGTTACAAGTAGATGAGGAAAACATACCATATAGAGATATACACGGGAATGTAATACTACCATTTGTATTGACATCAAAAGAAGTGCCTGTTAGTGAATTATTAGACTTTACTACTGGTAATGATTTAAGAGATTTAAATATAAATATCGCTGTTCTTATGGTACATCAAAACGCCCTTCAAAAGTATCAATCATATTTACAAGTATGGATGAAAGTTAGAGAGCTAAAAGATTTACCTAAAAAACAATCGGTTGGCCCTGCTAAGATTATAGGTATTCCAGTGGGTGAGGAAGATGTTGGTGATATTGGCGTTCTTGATTTACAATCTAAAATTAAAGAGCATCAAGAGGTTATTGAGAAGCGTATAACAATGGCACTGACTAACTACGGTATATCGCCTCAAAACTTCACATTGTCCGGTTCACCCCAATCTGGCTTCTCTATGAAAATGAGTAACATCGCTAAACTAGAATATAGAGAGGACCAATTACCTATCTATAGAGCAATAGAACATAAACTATTTGATGTGGTTCGTGCTGTATGGAACTGGCATAGAGATACCGAAAAGATAAGCGATGAGGCCAATCTAAGAGTTGACTTTGCAGAGGTCACATTCCCAATGTCACCAGAAGAAAAAGAGCAAGAGTTCACATTCTTAAAGCGTAACAATGTTAAGACTGATATTGATTTGATAATGTCTCTTAACCCAGATGTCACAGAAGATGAGGCGTTAGTTATATACACTAAAAACAAAGTATTTAATAATGCTAATGTAATAGGCATTGAACCACAGGAAGCAACACAACCAGACGATACAGAGGAAGTTGCAGAGTAGCAAATGGCTATTGATAAACCACTCATAATCAAACAGGCTGATAAACTAGCTACAGCAGGTGATACTGTTGTAACAGGGTTGGAGTCGGCATTAGCTAAGTTTGAACGATTGGTTATAGCTGATAGTAGTAAATTGGTGGTTGCTAATAGTGCAGAGATAGCACTCGCAAAAGAGAATATCAAAAAGCTATTAGTTGACAGCGGTTATTATGAGCAGGTCGGTGTGTTAATAAACAAAGATTATCAAGCAGCTATTAATGAGAGCCATAAAGCATATAAATCAATGACTGGTAAATCATTTAGATTTTCAGATAAAAGCCTATCGCAATTAAATATCACTAAACAATTAGACCTCAATAAGTTCGGTGTTAT